TTAATAAGTCTGAATTACGTTTAATGAAATCTACAACAACATCCACCCTTTCACGTTTTAGGGTGAAAAATTCCGCACCGGATTGGGTTAATAATCTTACACCGCATATAGGTTCAATAGCTGCAAGCAATACTTTACTGGCATCTTCGTAAGCATATTTTATAGCTTCAATATCTGGGGGTTCTGTCCCCGATATAGTCTTTCCATCAGGTAAATTGAGTAACCACTCTTCTTGGATTGAATCAGGTGTACCAGTATATCCAAGTAGATATGAACCAGTTGTTTTTAATGCTAGAGCAATACTATCTACACGTTCAGGAGTGTAGTCCTTTATTTCGCCCGTTTCATACTTGGCAGTTGTTTCGCTATTCTCGCCTATCTGGATAGCTAATTCTTCAATAGTCATTCCTAATGCTAACCGACGTTTTTTAATACGATCGCCGATAAAATCTCCAGTTAAGTAAGAAACACTATATCCAATCCCATCAGCTATTTTTTTAAGCGTATCGTAACTTATGGAAACAGGCTTACCGGTACGAGGGTCAATCCCCTTCTCAATACTATCAAGATGAGTATGGCTAATATCGCACTTCTTCGCAAACTCACGAAGCGACATTTCTCCCCGGGCCTTACGGATGCGCTCTCCTAACAACTCATAATTCATAAAACACACTCCTTTAATTTGTATTGTATATCATACACTACAAAAGTTCAAGGGGATTTGTAGTTTATGCTTGACATTATTCCCACTGTAATGTATTCTATACACAACAGCATTTTAGGAGGTGCGAAATGAATAATAGAGTTGCAGTGCTTCGCAAAGAAAAGCAGATTTCACAGGCAAAACTCGCAGAGGATGCTGGTGTAAGCCGCCCTTATCTTTCAGCTATTGAACGAGGAAAGCAGCGGACAATTTCCAATGTCATTATGTTTAGAATTGCAAATGCATTGGAAGAACCAATAAGCGATATTTTTTTTGTGCCATCTGTTGTGTCTACAAAACACAAAGATCTTTAGAGGCAGGTGATGAAAATGGCAGTAGTAAATTCCGCAGGTGAGCATTTTGTACAAATTGGTGTAACAGCTTTAAGAGATCCCGCAGGTGCTTTCCTTCCTGCCGTTCCGCTATACATAAAAGTGGATGCTGATCAGGTTAACAAAAAAACAAGTATGTCCGTCAGCGAAGAGAAGCTTTGCGCTGATATTTCCGGTATATTTGCGGAGAAATTTGGTCAGTATGTCAGGGCCATTCGGAAGGGGGCGCAAAAGCATGGTAATACTTAGAATCACCACGAGAAATGTTTTTGCTTTAATGTCTAGCCACAACCGGAAGAGTTCGCAACTTTGCACCACATATGTAAGGTGGTGAATTATTGATGGCAGAAAAAAGTAGCTTTATTTTATATTTTAGCTATAAAAAACACCTTGCACTACTAAGTGATGAGGAATGCGGTAAGCTGTTAATGGCACTTTTTGACTATGCAGAAAATGGACAAGCACCAGATTTAACTGGAGCCACAGCAATGGCTTTTTCATTTATTCAGGACCAAATGAAACGTGATGCCAATAAGTATGCTGCAGTGTGTGAACGAAACCGCAAAAATGGTGCAAAAGGAGGTCGTCCACCGAAAGCAACTAAAAGCGAAAATAACCCAGAGAAACCCAAAATAACCGAGCGGTTATCCGAGAAACCCAAAAAACCTGATAATGATTATGAGTATGAGTATGAGTATGAGTATAATAATGATAATGATATTACCCCCCCATTACCCCCCGCCGGGGATAGTGTGACACCATCGTTAAATATACAAGAAAAAAGATTTAATGAATTCTGGCTTGTTTATCCAAAGAAAGTTGGCAAGGCTGCTGCCCAGAAGGCATGGTTGAAACTTAAACCAAATACAAAACTTCATGAGCAGATTAAAGAAGCTATCCAGTGTCAAATAGAGGGAGAACAATGGAAACGTGAAAATGGCCGTTTTATTCCCAATCCTACAACATGGTTAAACCAAAGAAGGTGGGAGGATGAAACATCTACCCCACAGCCTTCTACCCCTGATAATGGGAAACCCAATAATTTCAAGGAACTAACAGAACGCTTTAAGATGTCATTTGAGGGCAATAGACCAGGAACAGAAAAAGAGCATTCCCTATCAAGCGGCTTTAAAATGGCCACCGCAAATGATAATTGGGGTTCGGAAAATGTTGAAATTGGAAAGGAGACAGACTAAATAGCTTATTACTGGAAATGTACAATGTGCGGTTCAAATTTAGACCCCGGAGAGAAATGCACTTGTAAAAATGAACGGACGGTGACCCCTAAAAGTAGGTCCTATTCGAGGATATTGAAACCGGTAACCCCCCATGCATGCAATAGCAACTTGGGATTACATAGAAAAAGTTTACCAAAAAAAGAGGAGGGTTTTTAGATGTTTGAGGATATTAAAAACGACATTAAAAAAGTCAATGAGCTAATCACAAAAGCTGTTGAAGCGGACAAAGCCGCACGTAAGGCATACCTCGATAGTGCTGATGAGCGCCGGGGCAGTGTAGAGGAAAAAATCAAGGAATTACAGGCTGAGCTCGATGAGAAAAAAGCAGATAACGAACTACGGCCACAGGAAATGGCAGAAGCACTAAGTATAGCCGATGCAGATGCTGCCATAAAAATTGAAAAAGAGATTGCGGCATCTAATGCTAAAATTGTGGAATTAGAACATAAAATTTCGTTACTAAGTAGAGCAATGCCAAAAGGAGATTCTGCACTTTTCTATGCAGCAATTAAAGCCTATCGGGCGAAGTTTAGGGAGTTGAAAAAAGCTACTAAAGAACTGGAAAAGGTTGACACTAAATTAAAACAGATAAGCAGAGAGTTGGAAGAAAAAAAGACATCCATGGAAGATACACAAAGAAGTATTAAAATCTCAGCACGGTATAACCTGGACGACTCAAACTTAATTGAAATGGTTGAAAGTTTTGAAGGCCCTATAGATGTTTTTGGCCATTCTGCCGGCAAAGATGAAATGGCTAAGATACGGTATATTAGAGGCAATCTTAGGGGAATTGAAGCTACACTGGCCGGCCAAAAACTAAAGGAACAAATCCAGGAGGATAACTAAAAAGAATTGGCGCAGAATCATCCATTCTGCGCCTTGTTTTGTCGGCCAACGAAAGACCAATGAAACAAGCTTCGCTGCCGATAACCTTTTATAAATCAAAGGTACCACAAACGGCAGGAGGTGTCAAAATTGGAAATGACAAACGAAGAGCTGGTTTTGTTAATCCAGCAGGGAGATAATGGACTGCTACCGCAATTATGGGAGCAGGTACGGAGGTTTGTAGTAATGATGGCTAGGCGTCATTATGAAAAGTTTGAGAATAAACATGGCTGCGAACTGGATGATCTAATTCAGTCGGGATACTTTGGATTATTAGCGGCTATAAAATATTATAAGCCAGAAAAAGGACTTAAATTTATTTCTTACTTGGAGCTAAATCTTAAAACCGCCTTTAACGAGGCAATGGGAGTAAGAGGCTATAAGCGTGATTGGCTTGATTTCGCCACATCGCTTGATACGCCGGTTGGTGAAGGTGAGACAGCCTTAATTGATATGTTAGGGGATATGACACCAGGTGCAGGTGATGTTATAGAAACAGTTGTTGAGGATGTTTTTAATCAAGAACTAAGAGCCGCCCTAGATGATGCAATGACAATATTAACTGAAAAACAAAGGGAATTACTAGTTCTACACTATTATTTCAACATGAGCATTGGTGATATTGCGCAAATGCGTGAACGACATAGACAGCAAGTCGATGAGCAACGTAATAGTGCATTGTGGAAAATTTATAACAGCAAACACAGATATATCCTGCAAAAGTTTATGCCGCACTATGGCGATAGAATAAACCCTTACCGAGGGACAGGATATTTAAGCTGGAAGGAAACAGGATACAACGTAGAAGAGGCATTTTTAATAAAGTAGGACAAGGGAGGGAGTATTGAGTAATGTCTAATACATGTTTGTCGCTTGATTATGCGGAGCAAATACTTAACGAAATATTTGAAGAGCCAGAGGAATGCAATTACACAGGACAAAAGGCCAGGATAAGAAAGAGTTTATTAAAATTATTGGGACAGTATGAAACGCTCGGGGCTTCAACAAGGGCATTTTTAGATAAGCTACTTTCACAACATAAGGAATACTGCTTAAAAATGCATAATTCTTCATGGGTCCGGCAGCATAATTCATTTGTGCTTTATTATATCAAAGGAATGTCTGGAAGACGTGTAGCTTTCGAACAGTCTATACAACACAGAACAGTCTATAAGGATATTGATGCTGTGCTTGACAGAATGCTAATATTCTTGCTTGGTTTTTATGGGATACGCTGGGATAAATAATGCATCGATAAACCTGCAAGGAAGGAGGTAAAAGGAAATTGATTTATTTATTTAGGAAATTGTTTGGCAAAGGGAAGTCAGGGGCTATGCTGTATACAAGCAAGGAATTTCCGTTCGATAACCGACAAACACTTATAGAATCAGTAATCCGGCCGAATATTCCATGCACCAAGACATCTGTTGCTGATAGCAGGAAAGAAACTAACAAAGCAATGACAGCAAACATTGAGGCCCAGGCTAACGCTACTATGGAAGCGGAGCGCAAGCGTATTGCAGAAATTGATGAAATTGCCGCTCTTTATGATCCTGAAACCGTATATAAAGCTAAGTATGGCAAGAATGCTTGTACAGCTGCGGAGATGGCTTTTATGGCGGCTAAAAAGGCAGCCAACCAAGGACAGAAATTCCTGAGCACACTCATGGATGAATACAAATGTTCTGGAGCTGCGGAGGTAGGTACATCCTATATACCGGAAGATGATAGCATACCGCTTACACCCGAACAGCGTATAGCACAAGGTAGTGCCTATGTAAAGAAGGTTCAAAAATCGAAACCAACACAAGGAGGAAGTTAAAATGCCAATCAATATTGATCTTTTCGATTCTTACTATTTAGCCGGTGTTATTAGGGAGATTGTGCCTACAATGACATTCTTCCGTGACCGGTATTTTCCAACAGATTCTAAAACGGATATCTTTAAAGCCGACAAGGTGCTTGTGGAATATATGGACACAGACCGCAGGCTCGCCCCGTTTGTAGTGCCTCGCTCCGGAGATATCCCTATTGCTCGCAAAGGTTATGAAGCCCATGAATTCGAAGCCCCTTACATTGCGCCCTCTCGTTTCTTAACGCTTGATGATTTGAGAAAGCGTGGCTTGGTGAAGCGCTCTATGCCGGTTCATCAGAAGCGGATCGATGGAATATGGTCTTATCAAACCGGAGATAAAATCCCCAGGCGTAACATGGCTAGGGCATATAAATTTCAACGGTTACGACCTTGATATTTTCGTATCACGGAAACATATATAGACGATGCAGGAACAAGCCAACGCTATTTCCCTGCTAAAAGTGCTATGGTAACATTCCCCGGATGTGGACATATGATGTATGCGCAAATCAGCCAAATAGAGCCGGACGATGAATATCATACCTTTGCAGCAAAACGAGTAGCAAAATTTATTGTTGATCCAGATAAAGATATCCGTAAGCTACGGCTTGCCTCTCGTCCACTGGCTGCACCAATACAGAAAGCGCCATGGATGTATGCGGCTGATGTACTGAAATAAAAAACAGGACCATACCTGAAAAGCAAAAAATAAAATAGCTGAATAAGGCTATCAAGCTGGGGAGGTGTTTACTATTTCTACAAGTCAAAAGATCAGGATTAAATTAAATGCTTGCAATAAAGCACTAATTGATGAGACTTCTAAAAGGATAGTTGAAACTGTAAAGATTAACGGTTCGGAAGTATCAGGCCCTGTATCGCTTGCCACTGACAAAAATATAATTACTATCTCATGGAGTAATGACAAAGATACGGAAGTCTGTGAACAATTTGATAACAGACCATGCAAGAGGTTGATTGATATCTTAAGTCCTACGCCTACAGCCGTTGAAGCTCTATTACAGATGGAGCTGCCGGAAGGGGTAGACATAGAAATCAAACTTTAGTCTATTTGGATAGGCCTACCTGCCTGAAAGGAGCTATAGGGCAGGTAGATTTAGAAGAATGTGTCCCTGAAAACATTTGGGTCCTTCCAGAGGGAAATAAAACCTTGCGGGCTCGCCGACCCCGAAATTCGCTCAGTTAGTAAGAAAAATTTTAAGTCATTTCGCTTCGCAAGGGAGGTTAAAATATGGAAATAACAGCAAAAACAGAAGTTTCAACAAGGGAAATCGCCATTATTTTAGGCCTCACTGCGCGAAGAATACAGCAGCTGACCCAGGACGGCATTCTGTCTACGACAACCAGCTCCCGATACAATCTCGCGGAGTCAATGCAAGCATATGTTGAATTTCGGTCACGGAAAGAAACAGATGCTAATGAGGTTGAAAAGTCAGAAGCAGAATTAAGTATCAAAAAAGCAAAGGCCATCATCACGGTACTGAAAGCCAAGGAACTTCAAGGGAAAATGCACCGCTCGGAAGATGTTGCGGCCATGACGGAGGACCTTGTTTTTACCATCCGGGGAATGCTCCTGGCCCTACCCGGTAGACTTGCGGTAGATGTCTCCGGAGCAAAAGAACCCGCAGAAGCTGCAGAGATCATTCGGAAAGAAGTCTATTTTATCATGAAAGAATTATCACATTATCGGTACGACCCCAAAAAATATGAAGAGCGTGTGCGTGATCGCCGCAACTAGGATGTAGAAACAGAAACCATGGACGATATGGATGATAAAGACTAATATCGCCCTGGGAGCTCCTAAAATAGCAGAAAGTAGGTGTAGATATGGCAAGCAGAAAAGAATATGAGATGCTATTTCAGCTGAACGCTCAGCTGGGCGGCAGCTATAATAGCACCTTTAAGAATGCGCAAGGCGCGATTGCTTCCATGCAGAAAGAGATCGCGGCCCTCAGCAAGACACAATCGGACATATCATCTTATCAGAAACAGCAAAATGCAGTTGAAGCCAGTAAGAGAAAACTCGAAGTGCTTCAACAGCAATACGACAACATCCAGCGGGAAATGGAAGAAACCGGCTCATATTCTTCCGCTCTTGAAAATAGGCTGCTATCAAAGCAGCAACAGATTGACAAAACTAATGATTCTATTTCGAACCAGACAGCAAAGCTTAAACATATGCGCAAAGCTCTTGAGGATGCAGGAATTGATACAGCAGACCTCACGGGCGAAACGGCAAAACTTGGTGGCCAGATTGATGACTTAAAAAGAAAGCAAGAAGAGGCTGCGGATGAAGCTGATAACTTCGGCGCCACAGCCTCTGCTGCTTTCGGTGCAGTCGGTCAGGCATTAGCCGCAGCTGGTATTGTCGTAGCACTCAAAGAAATAGCTGAATATTACGCTATATGCGCAGAAGCGTCGATGGAATTTGAGTCCGCTATGACTGGCGTTGCCAAAACGACTGATTTGAGCAACGAAGAGCTTCTAGTGATGGGCGAAGAGATTAAATCCTTATCAACTGAGATCCCGATAACCACATCGGAACTGGCAGGGCTTGGAGAAGTTGCTGGACAGCTCGGCATAGCAAAAGAAAATCTGCTTGATTTCTCTACCGTTATGTCCATGCTGGCTACTGCTACAACCATGACAGCTGAAGAGGGAGCGACCTTACTTGCCCAGTTTGCTAACATTACTCGAATGGATCCATTGTATTATTCTAATTTGGCAAGCTCCATAGTTGCACTGGGTAACTCATACGCAACAACTGAACAGAAAATTACGGAAATGGCACAAGGGATCGCGGCCAGCGCTTCACTTGCCGGGATGACAGAAGCTGACATGGTAGCACTGTCTGCAGCTGTAACTTCCCTGGGTATTGAAACGCAAACTGGTTCTACTTCCATGAGCCGACTTATATCCGAGTTGATGAAGGCCGTTGAGACCGGTGACAACCTGAATGAGTTTGCCAAGATAGCGAATATGTCTGCAGAAGAATTCACAAAGGTATGGGGCAATAACGCTGTAGAAGCTTTGCAGGCGTTTGTGGTCGGTCTAAGCGACACGGAGAGAAACGGCAAAAGTGCCACGGTTGCACTCTCGGAGCTTGGAATAACAGAGGCCCGCATGCAACGAATGGTTTTGTCCCTATCAAACTCAGGGGACCTTCTTAATCGCACCCTTGCAACATCCACTCAGGCATGGTCGGATAATACTGCGCTCGCTGCAGAAGCAGAGCTCAGATATGGAACTACTCAGAGCCAGCTAACAATGATGCAGAGTGCCTACAATAACCTGCAAATTGCCATTGGAGACAACTTTACTCCCGTATTGGGAGAACTATATGAGATTGCAACAGATGTTCTAAACAGCATGTCGGACTTTGTTGAAGAAAATCCATCTTTGGTTAAAGCAATATCGGCATTTGTAGGCGTAACAGGTCTTGCGGTTGGTGGACTTACTGCCTATGTAGCCATAGCTAAGATAGCGACAGTTGTTTCGGCAGCTCTGACTGCGGCAATACCAGGTGTCAATGTTATCATGGCCGTAGTTGCCGGAGTAGCTGCATTAACCGCAGGAATTGTTGCTCTCGCTTCTGCGACAAGCGAGGAAGAACGCGAAGTCCGTGCTCTTACCGCTGCATCGCGGGAGCAACATTATGAATTGCAACAACTAAATGCGGAATATGAAACAGCCAAAGAACAGTATGGCGAAACCTCTGATGAGGCACTTGCACTCCGATACGAAGTTGACGAGCTAACCAAGGCGTACGAGGCAAATAAGCAGACTCTGGAAGGATTTATAGCTGAAAATGATGCCCTCATTGAAGCGCAAAATGAAGTTATTTCAAACTATTCAAAATCTACAGCATCCATAAACAATGAGGAACAGGGAGCTCTGGCTCTTATCTATAAGCTGGAAGAACTTAGCGAGAAAACGCATCGTACAACAGTTGAACAAGAGCAGATGAAAGCGATTGCCGATGCGCTGAATGAATCTGTACCGGATCTTGCACTTAACTATAACGAAGTAACAGATTCCCTGAACATGTCTGCTGATTCGCTAGAACACATGGTAAAAGCCCAGGCTGAGCAGGAGCGGAAAGCGGAAAGTCACCGCGCATGGATTGACCTTTACAAAAAGGAGCGTGAGCTCTCAGAACAACTTGCAGAGGCAGAGGAAAATCTCCTTCTGCGGCGTAAAGAACTGACGGAAGTTGGATATAATGTCAACGCTCCTCTTATTGGCTGGTCTACAGACCTTGACGATTATATGGATGAAGTCGAAAGGCTCCAAGTGGCATATGAAGAAAATCAGGACGCGCTTGCAGCTGTAACCGCACAGGCTGAAGAATATGCTGCGGCGCAAGAAGCTGCTACCGACAGTGGACAGGCGCTTTCTACGACTATCCTAGACATTACCAGCAGAGCACAGCAACTTGCAGACGCTTACCAAGAGGCCTACGATGCCGCCCTTGTAAGCATACAAGGGCAGTATGACCTATGGGATGAAGCCGCCAGTATTGTTGCAACGAGTGCAGGAACGATAAACACCAACCTTGAAAGCCAGATAAACTACTGGCAACAATATAATGACAATCTCGCAAACCTGACGGAGCGCAGCACAGATATTGCAGGGCTAAGTGAAGTGATCGCCAGCTTTGCAGATGGCAGTACAGACAGTGTGAATGCAATAGCTGGCATGGCCAGCGCCAGCGATGACGATCTCAAAAAGATGGTAACAAACTGGCAAAAGCTTCAGGAAGAGCAAGAAACTATTGCGGCAACT